TTAGCATTCACTCAATGCAAATCCGAAGTCGTCACTGGACACTTGAGCGGCTTCGTTAAGCCGCTGGCGCAGCGCAGCCGTTAGCTGCCTCTCCACCTCCCATGGATCAGATAGAGCAGCGAGCTGTGGCGCCAATTGAGGCGACAGGCTCATCAGTGAATGATTCAGCGCACGCGCTGTTTCATAAGCGGCCTTCTGCACAAAACTGATTTCCACCAATTCACCCTGCGCCTTGCGAAACTCCATTTCGGCCATCCTCGCCAGGTAGTGCTCGCGATGCGCTCGTGCTTTCTGAAAGTCCGGAGTCTGCCCCTGAGCAGGGTCAACGGGCGGCGGCGCAGCCAGTTTAGTCGGCTCGGATTTGACTGCGACGTGACTGTACACATCACGCTGAAGCCGGTCCTGTTGGTGGCGAGCAGCGACGGCAGCCTTGCTTGGGTCAGCGGTATCGCGGATCAACGCTTCAGTCGCCAGCACGTCGACCTGCTTGCCATTGGGCGACAGCACCAACCGGCCGTTCTCTTTCAGCCAGGTGATATAGCTCGGTGATCGACCGATGTGCGCAGCGAAGGCGCTCTTTGACAGGTACGTAGCTGTGCTCATAAGCCCTCCTTTTCAGCGGCTTTTCAATGAATCCTTTCAAGATTTCAGTGGATTGAAATTTCAGTAAGCTGGCAGGACTCCCACTAACACAATCCCGCGGGTTTCCGACCCCGTGTCCTTTGAAAGTCCTCAGGGTCCCCGGCGAGTTCTGGCTGATTCCGATCGCGACGAGGGCGTTGCGCCAAGAGCGGTGCACGTAGATTCGCCGGCTTTGGTTTCTGGCGGGAGTTGGTGATTTATCTTTGCTTCGCGGTAGATCTGTGCGGACCGAACCAACGATCACGTACCTGGTCAGCTTCATCCAGAAGCTGCGCGAGTTCATCTTTGCTGATGACTCCATTCCTTTGCAGAGCTCGGCAGTAGCCAATAGCGCCTCTGAACAGCGTCTCCAGATCACGCTCGTCTACGGCTTCAGCAAAAAGGTCAAAATTGGATCGCGCTTTAGCCAGTGCGACTGATTTGATAATGGGCATCGTTGAGGGCTCTAGATCGGGTTTTTGAACGGGCCCCGAACCGATTATTGGTACAACGCCTGTCCTTACCCTATATCAATCTTGACCACCCAAACAGTGATTGAGTCCCCATATTTCAAAAACCTATACATCTGCCGATGGTTATTTCCTTTACTACAAACACTCATGTTTGCAAAGACGGACATCCCTGCAACCGTTTCAGCTAGAGAGATTCCGCGAGTTCGATAACCCGTGTAGGGGGCGGCCCTCAGGGAGGACCCGTGAAATCTGCACCCTACCCGGCCTGCCCGGCTCATGCCTTCGGCTCGGCCTCGCCCAGATCCAGCCGCTTGGCCACCCAGCGCTCGTACAAGCCGATGGCAACATCGGCGCCGGCCATCGCGGTCAGGCAACCCAGGGCGCCCGCTGTCCAGATCGACAGGCCCGCGCCGAACAGCAACATCATCGCTGACACGCCGCAGACGATGCAGGCACCGGACCGAAGTGCGAGGCGGCGCAGTAATACCCAGCCTCGTGCCCCATCCTTGTCGGCGCGCCACATCTCGCCGGACACACCGCCAACCAATGACAGGGCAATCAACAACCAGATCGGCATCTCTGCCAGTGCCTGTTGCTCGTTCGTCATTGCCCTGCCCCTAAAACAAAAAGACCCGGCTCAATGGCCGGGTCAGGTGGTGGGTGGCCTGCCGCGCTCTGCGGTCGCACCCATCGAAGATGGCCCCTTTTTACAGGTTGATTCTGGTGGCAGCAAGACCGTTTTAATGCCATCCGGTGAATGTGTGGGTGACGCCCGGTGAACGGCTGGCGAATGTCGATGAATATCTCAACCCGGCTGGCTTTTGCTTCTGTTGTTTCGGTGGCGTCCCATGCGTCCCACCTCTCAAAATTAAGGTGGGACGTCTGAAAGCCCCGTAGATTGGGGCTTTGCCCCACCGTCCTACTTTTCTTTCTCTTTTCTCGTGTATAGAGAGAAATTTAAAAAGCACGCGTGCGCGTAAACGCGCGTACCTGTACCCGCTACGCATACACGGGCGGGAGGCATGAAAAAGGTGGGACGGTGGGACAGCCCAGCAACGACGCGGCCTGCGCCCGTCTCACCACTGCAAAAAGCGGTGGGACGGAGGCAGGCCGGTGGGACGGCATGAGCCAGAGTAATGCCCACGATCAAGCCGCTTCCCCCAGGAGGAAGTGCTCGACCACAATGTGGGCGTCATGCAGGCGTTGGTAGTAGAGATTACGGGTGCAACCACTGTTCGCGAGGCGTGCAGCCAGAGGCGCATCGGGCTGGAAGTAATGCACCTTGACCACCGTCATCAACTCGGGATCAAGGCGCTTCTTGACGATGCGCTCGATGTCCAGCGAGGCTTCCAGCGGCACCCTGCTCCCGCGTCTGCCGCGCACGAGCTGGCCACCGCTCTCCATCATCATGGCGACCATGTTGCCGCCCGAGTAACCGGCGGCGACCTCGTCGCTGTGCAGCTCCTGCGCCCATTGCTTGAGGGCCATGTCGATCGCTTTAATCATCGAAGCACGGCTCCTCAAACGCGGGTTGTTCCTGCGCAGGCGCCCTGCCCCAACCCTCAGGCTTCTTGTACGCCCATGGCCGCTGGCCGCTCTTGCTCAAGGCGCCGAGACGGAAACGTCGCCAGCCCAGTCGATGCAAGATCGCACCCACGCGCATCTGCTCCGGTTTGCCCCAATGACCGGGATCGAGCTTGAGCGCCTGACTCATCACTTCACTGCCGGTGGTGGTCTCGCCGATCTGCGACTCTTCGAGCCAGGTCAGGATCGGCGTTTCCCATTCGTCCACGACGAAGCGTTCGTCCTGCTCTTCGCTGAACATTGGCGCTTCCTCTCGCGTGACCCACCAGAGGTCGCCGGCCTCAAAGCAGAACATCGCTTCGGCCCACAGCTGGTCGCGGATCTCGCGCAGCAGTGCGACGTCGACCTTCGTGCAAGCCACCGGCCAATAACGACGGTTGCCGGTGGCGTCCTTGAGGTACTCGTCTTGGTTGGTGGTACCGACGAACACACACTGGCGTGGCACGTCCAGGGTTCTGCGGCCATAGCTCTCGCGGTAGGTGTCGGTCGACGCGGAGAAGAACTGCTTGGCCTTGGTACTTTCGGCTTTGTTGAAGCTGTCCAGTTCGCCGAGCTCGACAATCCACTTGCCACGGATCGCCTGGAAGCCGTCCTTGTCGCCGAGGGCAAACGGCGTATCCATAAACCACTCACCGCCGAGCACGCTCATGGCGGTGGACTTACCGGCGCCTTGTACGCCTTCGAGGATCATCACCGAGTCCGCCTTGCAACCGGGCTTCATCACCCGTGCCACGGCGGAGATCATCCAGCGCTTGCCGACCTTGGACGTGTAATCGGTTGCCTTCACCCCCATGACATCGGTCAACCAACGCTCCAGGCGTGGCACACGATCCCATTCCAGTTTTTTCAGGTACTCACGCACCGGGTGAAAGGCGTGGTCGTGAGCGACAACGCTGACGGCCTCGATCACGTGCGAGGACTTCACGCGCAGGTTGTACTGCTGTGCAAGCCACTTCATGACGCGCACATCATCGATGTCGGCCCACTCGCCGGTACCACCGCCATAAGGCGCCGCCCGCAGCTTGACGATCTTCGAGCTGAAGGCGCAGTAGCTGATCACCCCGGCCCAACGCTCGTCATGAGCGAGGATCAGTTCGACGTTCTGCATGTGCGCGATCAGGGCGCCGCTCTCGCTGCGGGCCAGTTGATCTTTCCAGCCACCAGCCGCCGGCGGGCGGACCACGGCCAGTACCTGACGGCGAACCGCGTCGAGGCCTTCGGCGACGTGCAGGTCGTTGAAGTCGGTCCACTTGTCCTGGCGTTCGACCGCGAAGATCGGCGCAACGACCTGGGCACCAACGATCAACGCTGCGTTGCTGGCCTTCTCCTCACCCGGGTTCCAGGCATCGCCGTTGGGCTTGGTGGTCTTCCAGTCGTCATCGCGGCAGATGATCAACGGGCAGCCGGCAAAGCGCTCGCGCATGACTTTGCACACGGCCAGCAGGTTGCCCGCATCGAAGGCCACGGCTACCGCGAGCGAGGTCGCCATGTGCAGGCTGGCGCCGGTGGCGTAACCCTCACAGACCAGCACCGGCTCGCCCGGTACCGGGTGCGGGCCGAGCAGGTGGAACGTGCCCTCCTTCGCCATGCCGTAGGGCCAGTAGGACTTGTCGCGGCCGGTGTCTTCTTGCTTGTTCGGGAAGATCACCTGCAGGCCCATGATCTGATCACGGGCGTTCTTCATCGGGACCAACACGGCGCCGGTGCGTGGCGCGTAACGCACGTTGATGCCGACGATCTGTTTGCGGTCCAGGTAGTCGCTGCGCCCGGTGGTAGGCATGCGCTCGAACAAACCCTGCGCCCTTTTCGCGGCCCGCCGCGCAGCGTTACTCGCGATTTCGGCAGCGCGGCGCTTGGCTTCTTCCTGGCGGGCGCGCATCACTTCGCGCTCCTCGGGGGACATGCGACCGGCTTTGACCTTGATCTTCTGTGTCTCGCCCGAACGCCAGTCACCGAAAGCGCCGAAGATCAGGGTGTCGCCCTTCTCCGTGCGCTGCTCGTGGACCACGTACCAGCCGTTCTTTTCTTTGCCCTTGTCCTGCGCTGTCTTGCAGCGGGTCAGCTTGCCGAACACCAGTGGTTGTGTCGGCTCCAGACCGTAATCGGCGAATTGGCCCAATACCTCATCGAGCATGCTGAATCCCCCGCTCAGAGAGGGATTGGCAGCTGATGCACTGCGAGCAACCCGGTTGGGCCAGACGACGCGCCTCCGGGATCGGATCGTCACACGCTTCGCAGAACAGCAAGGAATGGGCAGCACTTTCTGCTTTGGCAGCGCTGCGCGCCGCCATGGCCTGATCGATACGTTCCTGCACCAGATCGTTGGCGAAATCGGCGATGTCAGCCACGGTCAGCACCTCGCGTCGTCTGGTTGACGTAGGTGGCACGGTTGAACAACCCGAGCAGCCCTTGAATGCCCCGAAACACCTGCAGGCGAATCGCCGCCAGTTCCTGATCAGTCACCACACCGTCGCCGATGCTCTTGGCCCAGGTCTCGGCGAGATCCGCGACTTGGCGGAAGTATTCGGCGATGCCGGTTGTGAGAGTCTCGGGCATGTCGTTGGTATAGGTGTCGGCCAGCTCCTGCCAGATCGTGTCGCCCACCAGCGCGTGCACCGCATCGAGAATGCGGCGATCCTTGGTCAGTTCGAGGATCTCGCCAAACTCCTGAATGTTGATGGAGTGGCTCGGATGGGTCGGCGACAGTTTGTGCTGCAGCGTGGTCGGGTTGCGACCGGTTGTGGCAGCGATGGCAGCAGCGCCGCCCGGGTAATCGCGAGCGGCGTGGTACAGCGCTAAATCGAGCGGCAGGATTTCCCGCTGCGCCCGTTCCAGAGAACTCAGAGCGATACGGCTCATGGCATTAATCCTAAAAGTTGCCAGTGCCGCGCGACAGAAGTTGGTGATACATTTGCCGCGTGGTCTGGAGAGGCCCAAAGCCGGCTAGGTTCGTAAGACCAACACCGGCACCGTGCCGGGGCGAACAATCCGTTGTTCACCCCTGGCGCAACAGCTGCCAGCTCTGTGGTAAGAACGGCAGCAACGCCAAGGCTTCCGAGCCTTGGAAACGCGATGAAGGTCGGCAGCATGTGGTGTGCTCGCCTTCTGACATCGCGACCCGACTGCATTGTGGTGATGCTGTCGGGAGAAACTGGCGACCCTTGGGTCGCCTTTTTTCTATGCCGCTTTCTGCGGAGCCGATTTTCCAAGCAACCAATCAGCGTCGAATGGATTGCCTTTTTCTCGTGCGGCCGCAGCAAGCAGCTTTGCGTACTCCGTCTCACCGGTGTAATCGGTGCGTGGTAAGGAAGCTGCTAGCCTCCACTTATTGAGTGCTTGATAACTGCGTCCACACGCGCGTGCCGCTGCTCCAATGCCGCCAACAGCCTCAAAGGCGAAGGCAATGGCGTTAGGGAAACTCTGTGGGTCTAGCATGAATGCCTCCTTTCAACTGACGGTTGATAATAATGTTCAACTGACAGATTAGCAATCATTATGTGACTATCAACCTATGATTGATAAAGAATCCGAAAGACTTATGTTTGCCGAGCGGCTAAATTCCGCACTCGACGCCAATGGCATTCGCCAGCGTGGCCGAGGGGCTGACATCATCAAACAGCTCAGTTCCAAGGGAGTCGTAAAGACACCCCAGGCCGTTAGCAAATGGCTCAACGGAGCAGCTATTCCTGAAATCGATAGTTTGACTGCACTATCCGCGTGGCTAGGCGTGCGGAGAGAATGGCTTGAGCATGGAGTCATGCCGGTTTTTCCTCATGAAACAGGCAATCAGCAAGCAGTGCATGACGAGAACGTTATCGCTCTGACTTCAAGCATGAACAAAGTACCGTTGATTTCTTGGGTTCAAGCCGGCGCATGGTGCGAAATAGCACCCACCGTCGAACTACTACATGCCGAACAATGGGTGCCCTGCCCAGTAAATATCAGTAGATCGGGGTACGCGCTTCGCGTTGTTGGGGACTCAATGACGAATACCGGCCCGGGTCGCAGTTATCCTGAGGGTTGCATCATCTTTGTCGATCCCGATCTTGTAGTGAACAATGGCGATCGCGTGATTGCTTCGCTGCCGAGTAGCAATGAAGCCACATTCAAGGTTCTTGTGAAGGATGCAGGAAAGCACTATCTGAAACCTATCAACCCGCAATACCCCATCATTGAGATGACTGACGACATGCAGATTTGCGGAAAAATCGTGGGGGCATTCACTCCTGAATGAACACACGAGACTGAATTTTCACCTATCAGTTGTTGACTTAGTTTAACCAGTGGTTGATATTTGCCTCACTCTTTACCACAGAGCGAGGCAATACCTATGCGCACCACCGCAACGTTGCATGTCCATCCGGCATGCGTCAGCAATCGCAAATTGATCGAACAGCTGCAGCTCGCCACGGGCTGTCTGGTCGTCATTCATAACAGCAAACCCAAGCTTGTTGCCAAGTCCTGCCAGCCCTCTCCTATCGATCCAAACGGTGGAGGGCACGCCGCATGATCAAGTACAAGATCGACAACCGCACCCTGCAGTTGCTCAACGCCCAGGTCAACCTGACCGAGACCTTCAACCACGTCCTGCGAACAGCACCAAAACGTGAATGCCTGGCATTCCGTCTCAAGGCTGAGCGAGGCGCAGTGGAAAGCACTTTTGTCGTGGAGCTGGGCAGCGAACGCCACACGCTAACCCTGCAGAATGACAAGAAGATGCACCTAAAACTGGCAGATTTCATCGAAGAGATTGCCAACGGTCCGTTCGACGCGAGCAACTCCAGCGACTTGGTGCATCTCCCGCATGCTGATCGTCAATACGGTCGCTTTGAAGTCCAGGACAAGCAGCGCGTGTTCGAACTGGTGCACACCGGCGGCGTGCTGAGCCTCGACATGGGTTTTGAACTTCCCCTGCATGTGGCGCTGCATCGCACTCATACACGCCGCGGCGTCACCGCCATCTTGAGCATCGGCAACAAGAGTCCGCATACGCGCTGCTTCACCTTGTACGACCCCGATGCCGAGATCTACGCAAGGCTCATTGAGTCCATCAACCACCTTGCTGCAGCGGCCACTCCTGCTGCGCACGCGGCATGAGGAGGACGATATGGAACGCACCCTCGCCCAAGCAGCCACACAACTCGGCCTCACTCGCCCCAAACTGATCGCTCTCATGCGGGAGAAAGGTTTGCTCAAGGGAAACCTCCCGGCGGACCCGAAGCGCGACAAAGCCTACCTGCGGGTCAAGGACAGCCCCTGGTATGACGAAAAATGCGGAATGCAGTACAGCCAGTCGACTCGCGTCATGCAAGCCGGCATCCGCTGGCTGGCCGAGCAGTTGGACATCGATCTTCCTGCCATCCCGGCAGATCGCCGTGACGTGGCCTAGGGAGTACGCCCGCCAGATCGTTGCCATGCGCACACGCGAGGAGCGCAACGCCGCCCTCCTCGAAGTGCCCGAACATCTGCGCGAGCTGACCAGACGCCACTGCCTGAACGCCTGGAACCACCCGGCACGACAACAACGCAAGGAGTCTCGACAAGGCCATGAGTAACGCTGCACAGAATCCGCTTCGCCTGCATCCGGCACCTGAATCCAGCACCGTCGAAATGCTCTATCGCACCTTCGGAAATGTGCTGATCCCTTTGGAAAAAGTGCGGGAGGCCTATTTTCGTAATCTGAATTCACAGTTGTTCGTGACGGAGATCTACAACGGCAGGATCCAGCTTCCGATCACCACGATCGACGCCAGTCGCAAGGCACTCAAATACGTTCACATTCGGCACATGGCCTCGCTGATCGACATCTGCGCCTACAAGGCTGATGAAGACATGCAACGCCAGCAGGACGGTCAACGCCATGCCGCCCCTACACCACTGACGGCGGTCACCACCAGCCAACGACAACCCCAGGAGCACACCACATGATGACCCCAATACAAATCGGTGCACTGATCATCCTGATAGCACTGGCCGCCCTGCTGCTCTGGGGCGGTTACATCATGGGCCGCAGCGATGGCCTGGAGACCGGCCAGCGCGAAGGTGAAGACATCCAGCGCGCAGCAAGCGCCAAAACCATCCGCGAGCTTCAGGCCTCCCTGCAGTTCATCCGAGCCGATCACACGCGCCTAGCACATACCTGCAAACGATTTGAAGCTTGTCCACTCTTCGGCCTGGCCGAGCACCAGACGCTGGTCGATATCGGCGAGCTGCTGCGGATCGCCGCCGAAACCTTCAGCGCCTTTCGTACCGGCAAGAAGCTCGAACGTGATGCCCGATCTCTGCGCGAGCAAGTGCTTGCAATGGCGGCGCAACTGCAACCAGGAATTCAGGGCAACTCAGTGGGACAACCACTCGGTACCGCCAACCAATTTACTGTGGAGGCTGCGTGATGGTTACTTCTGCCTCAGTCGCAAGGGACGGAACGTCCCACCCCGGGTTCGTAGGAAGAAGCGCCTTACTCACAAAGACGGGAGGGTTAAAGAGATGACGAATAGCAGTTTGGAATCCATACCTCACCCTGACGTAGATAAGGTCTCTGAGGAAGTTATGGCCCATTTTTTAGGCATTTCGTCTAGGGCTCTTGCGACGCGCCGCGCAAGAAAACAGATTCCGGAAGGGGTCTGGAACAAGCAGGGACATCGAATTTTGTATAGCAAAAGAAGGTATGAGGAATGGCAAGAAGCACAATGGATTTGCCCAGTGGAGTGGAACTCTTCCGCAAATCCCTCAGGATTCGTTTTACTTGGAACGGGGTCCGCAGATGTGAAACGCTCCCCTACCCAGCGACGCAAAAAGGCATTAAAGCTGCATCCCAACTACGCGATCAAGTAAAGAGCCTGATCAAGCTCGGCCTCCTGGATGATACCAAGTACGCCGAGCTGTTCCCCGACTCGGCCGTTATGCTGAACAGCATTCCAACCTTTCATGAGTACGCCCAGCTTTGGCTTGATGGTCGAGTCATCACAACCGGCACGCGCAACAACTACAAAGGTGCACTAAATCTGTACTGGATTCCGCCGCTGGCACTGATCCGAATAGACCAAATCACCACCGCACTCCTTCGCCGCATCATTGCGGCCACGGAGTGGACGTCGCCAGGAGTTCGGCGTAACGCCCTGGTCAAACTGTCGACGATTCTGGAAGCGGCAGTAGCTGAAGAGTTGATCAAGAAAAACCCCGCCGCGACGATAGACCGCCCCAAACGATCGCGAAAGGAGATCAGCCCGTTCTCTTTGGATGAAGCGAACCGCATCATCGCCCACCTGTATCAAACAACCCACTGGCCCAGCGGAATCTATGCCGCATTCTTTGAGTTCGCATTCTTCACCGGGCTTCGACTGTCGGAGGTCGCGGCATTGCGCTGGGATGCTGTCGACCTGGTGAAACGCCAGGTACATGTCTGCCGCACCGTAGCGCTTGGCCTCGTCGAGGAGCGAACCAAGACCAACAAGGACCGCTTTGTTCTGCTGAATGAACGAGCGCTGCACGCGCTCAAGTTCGCCCGTCAGTACGCAGAGCGTCGTGCAAACGGCATCGGCAAGATCAAAACCACGCCCTACGTGTTCCCGCCTTCGAAGAACAGCGAGTACATTAAGCAGACGTCGGACCTGCACAAACAATGGAGGCCAGCACTGAAGGCTTTAGCTATGCCTCATCGGCCGCCGTACAACTGCCGTCATACTTATGCGACAATATGCTTAATGTCCAACATGAACCCCGCATTCATCGCTCAGCAGCTTGGCCACAGCGTCCAAATGTTGCTGACGACGTATGCGCGTTGGCTCAACTCAAGCTCAGACTGGGGGGAGCTGGAAAAGCTCCAGATTGGTATCAAATCGGTATCAGGTAAAAAAGACCAGCTCTAA